TGAGGGGCCGCTCGACGGATGAGGGGCCGCTCGACGGATGAGGGGCCGCTCGACGGATGAGGGGCCGCTCGACGGATGAGGGGCCGCTCGACGGATGAGGGGCCGCTCGATGGATGAGGGGCCGCTCGATGGATGAGGGGCCGCTCGATGGATGAGGGGCCGCTCGATGGATGAGGGGCCGCCGCCCTATTTGACCCCGCAATCCCTCACTTTCTTTCTAGTCGCTTTCTAGTCGCTTTCCATTCTATTCGACCCATGAGCCCGCTATTTTGCGGAAGGTCTAAGAGCAAAACAGGACGATTCCCCTCCACTCCCCGCCGAAAAAAACAAAAAAGGGGTTTTTGTTGACGCTTCCAACCCCTTCCCCGCATCAGTTGTTCCGGCAAACTTTCCGGCAAACCGACGGCCCACTGGAGCCCTCTGGGTGCTGGTGCTACATCGGCTTCCATGTCCCCGACAATCATTCAGACACCACAGGGCCCCATCGAATCACGTGAGATCCCAGCGCCCTGGTGGGTCTACGACGCCATTGAAGACCTTACGCCAGAGCGTATCTTTTGGATTACGGGGGGTCTCGGCTCAGGCAAGACCACCGGGGCGGCCCACTGGTTCATAGACAGGTGGCTCCTCAACCGCCACTCCCGCTTCTCGTGGGGCGTGGCCCCCACGTACACAAAGGTCGAGCAGATTATAATTCCGGCAGTCGTCCAGGTGCTCTTTGACGTCTATGGCCTCAGAGAGCGTGTTCACTACTCTTTGACCCGCACTCCCTTCTGGAAGCTGATACTCAAGGGCTATCAGCACGAGATGCACTTTTTGTCTGGAGATCGGCCAGAACTATTCGTCGGCTCGAACATTGCGTCATGGTGGATTACAGAGCCTGGACTCCAGCGCCGAGAGGTGTTCGAGAAGTGCCAGACACGTCTACGATGCCCTCGCGCCATCGTGCGTCAAGGCATTGGGGAAGGAACGCCCGAAGGGATTAACTGGTACGCAGACCTGGCGGATATTCCAGGGACCACCTATGACCGCTCGGACGAGGAGCGCAACTTCCGGCGCTTTATCGTAGAGACCACGATGAATCGGCATCTCATGCCAAGCCCCGAGGTCTATGCGAAGACAAAGATTAGAGACGTCTACGCATACGATCCCGCAAAGGCTCTTTCGTACGAGAAGGGCCTGTTCACCAAGTTCACAAAGGGTTCAGCGTACTGGGAGTTCGTGGAATCTAGGAACGTCACTTCGTCCTTTGAGCCCACGCCGGACCTCCCTATCATGCTCTCCTTTGACTTCAACGTGGCTCCGCTTGCCTGGGTGGCCATGCAGGAGTTCAGGCGGGCTGATAGAGGGCCATTCGCTCCACGCACTCATCAGGTAGTGGCGCTGGGGGAGAGCAGCGGAGAATCACGGGGACTCATGGACGCCATCGCCGAATTCGCCGCACAGTTTCCGCCTCAAGAATATGGCTCCACGCCCATTCGGGTCTTCGGAGACGCCTCTGGGTTTGCCCGAAATATCCATACGGCAGGAAGTGACTACACTTCCATCCAGCACTACCTGGCTTCGCTCGGCTACTACAACGTTTCGATTGTGGCGGAGAGGAAGAACCCGCAGATTAAACACAGGCTTGAGAGGGTGGCGGCCTTGATGGCTTACGAAAAGTTCCTCGTGAGTGTAAACTGCAGAAGACTCATCCAAAGTTTCGTGAAGAGCTCGTTGAAAGAAGGGACTTTCGAGATTGAGAAGCCGAGGGACGAAGACTGGACGCACTATGCCGATGCATGCACGTACTGTCTCTTCCAGATTTCTAAGGGAATTAAGATTGATGGCCTCTACGATTACACAAGGCCGTTGGGAGCAACACTTTAATGGGCATTAAATTTTACGACCATCCAGAGTACGAAGATAGCGAAGAGTCTTTAGAGACCTATCGAGTCCTTTACGAAGGGAATAGAGAAGAGCTTGTCGGGCAGAAGTATCTTTGGCCGCATGAGCTTGAGTTCTCGAATCAATCAGCATCGACCGACCCAATGACTGGGACGTCAGAGACGGTGGGGCAGAAGATTCGCCGCATCAGAGCTATGCGTTCTCGCTACTTCAATCTCTTTGAGCCAGTGATCTCAACTTGGATTTCGATGGCGCTGTCAAAGCCAATTAGGCTTGATGACGAGACGGCCCGTATGCTTGGCGAGGATGTGAATAACATTGACGGTAAGGGCACAAGTTTACAAAACTTTCTCATGAACGATATCGCCGTATCGTTCTTCCGTGACGGAAAGGCTTGCATCCTTGTGGATGCACCGGAGAATACCGCTAGGAGCCGTGTAGAAGAGGCGCTCAGCGGATTCAGACCGTACATGGAGATGATTGACCCGTTAGAGCTCAAAGATTGGCAGATTGGCAGCGACAGAAAGTATGACGGCATCCGTTACGAGTATGAAGTCATTGCGCCTCGCTCCTCCTTTATGAAAGAGCCAGAAGAGGTTGAGTACTGCAAGATAATTGAGCGAAAAGATGGTGGCGTATTCGTCTCCATCTACCGAGAGAACGAGGAGACTGAGGAGTGGGAGGCGGTCTCGGTCGACATTCCGCTCGATGGCTTCACAGAGATCCCTGTGTCCATTACGGTAAATAACATATCGTGGGTCAAAGATGTCGCAGAGCTTCAGCTGGTCATCTACAACCTCATGTCGGCTTACTACAACCAGCTGAACACCCAGGCATTCCAGCGTGTCTTCGTCTCTGGCGACCTTCAGGACAAGCACCTCATCAGCATCTCTGAGTATGCGGTCTCTGTACTTCCTCAAGAGGCCAAGCCGTATGTCATTGAGCCCGCATCGACCGAGGCCCTGTTAGGTGCCATCAACACCTCAGTCGACCAGCTGTATCGAGTGGCGTTCAACCGAACCCGTGGTGTCTCGAGCACCTCCAACGAGGCTCCTGGGGCCGCGACCCTTCGAGAGATGTCCACAGAGCTCATTGCTCTTCTTATCCATGCGGTTGGAGAGCTGGAGAGCGCATTAAACGATGCACTGGCACATTACGCTCGTTTCAAAGGCATTCAGGACTTCAAAGGTCGTGTAACGCTCTCTCGTGACATCACTGCAGATGACGTCAATCAGCAGATTCAGCTCTTCCTGGCGTACCGTGATGAGATCCGTAACATCGACTCATGGCGTAAGGCGCACCTTAAGAAGGTTGCGGCCACCATGGGTTACAACGAAGAGGAGCTCACGCAGATTGTCAGTGACATCGATGAGATTGAGCCGCTTCCTAGCTTCAATCAGACGGCGCTCCCTCGTGGCCTTACCGCTCAAGGAACACCGGGGCAAGAAGTTAACGTACCGCTTCCAGAGCCAAGGGTAAGAGACAGTGACGGAAGATGAGTTAGACGCACTCCTCCTTCTAGTCGAAAGGGGGAATCGACGCATAGACCGAGAGGTGAGTGGGTATATCAATACCCTTCGCCTTCTCATGCAGCGAAAGATTCTTGAGGAGCTCTCAGACCTTCCTCCGGTTCGTAGCCTTCGGCAGTCACGGGTCATTCGCCTTCTTGGCGGTCTTGAGTCGATCGTGTTGACTGACGAGGTGCAGGAGCATATCCAAAGTCTTGAAGACATCTTCGACGTGCAGTATCGGCTTATGGAGCAGTGGTATCGAGCCGCCAATGACGAGCCGATGGAGGATAGGCGACTTCCAAACATGGGAGTCTTCGTTAACTCCAGAGAGCAGAATGTAGCTGTAATGGCCAGAGCCTATGCGAATGAAGTACGCCAAGGGCTCGCCGACTCGATTATCACTGGGCAGCCTGTTTCGGATTTTGACCTGGCAGACGTGCCAGCGACTCGAATATTCAAAGCGCTCGACACTGACTTGAAGACGGCCACGGCTACCTATGGCCGCATGATAGCGATGAATCAGGGCAAGAAGTTTGTCCTTTACGCTGGGCCACGGGACGCTCGCAATCGACCGTTCTGTGCCGAGAGAGTCAATAACATCTACCCCATTGAAGTCGTGTATACTTGGGATAACGGGCAAGGCATTCCAGCCTACCTCTACTGCGGTGGGTATGGATGTCGCCACGTCCTTATTCCAGTAGAGAGGCCTAGGTGAAGATAACGATAACTAATCTCGAAGCGATACAGAGAGCTCTTCAGGCTAAATTTCAGCAGCTAAAACCGGAATTCAAAGAGGCGCTTGAGGTAGAAAGAGAGCGTATTAAAACAAGAACGCAGAGTGGCGTGGATGTCGATGGGAATACATTCAAGTACTACCAGCCATATACCGTTAGGAATAGACGGAAGAATAGGAAGCAGGTTAACCACGTTGACCTAACATTCAATGGCGATATGTTCAGAGCACTCAAGGCTAGGTTTTCAGAGACAGAATGGACAATTACTGGAGTGCTTAGCTTTGGGGATGAGAGCTGGAAGGTTCTGAAGAACGAAAACTATGGGCGTAACTTCTTTGGCCTTTCTAATGAGCAGGTAGAGATAATTAAAAACAAACTACGGAACGCAAAATGAGCGACGATAACAATAACTCCAACCAACCTCAGCAAGAGCCTGTCAGCGATGATACCAACAAGCTGCAGGAGAAGATCCAGCGCCTTCAAGGGCTCTTGTCCACAAAGGAGAAAGAGTACAATCGGGTAGTGTCCGTTTATAAGGATATCGACCCTGATGAGTACAAGACCCTCAAGCAAAAGCTGGAAGAGAAGGAACGGGAAGCTGCAGAGAAAGACCCGCAGAAGATGGAAGAGCTCTTTCAGCGAAAGCTCGACAAGTACAGAAACGAGGTCGAGACAGAGAAGCAGTCTCTCAAAGAGCAGTTAGAGGCTCTTGCTAAGGTCAATAAAACGCTCGCAGTAACCGATAAAGTGATGTCTGAAATCTCCGGCTTGTTCAATCAAGACGCTCTTAAGTGGATCAAAAGAGAGGTGGAAGAGTCCTGCGATTTAGACGAAGATGGTTCTATCGTTGTGAAAGACGATAGCGGAGATATTCTCTATAAAGGCACTCGCCCCATGACTCCAAAAGAGTTTGGCGAGCTCCTCGTAGAGAAGTATCCAAGCCTAGCTAAAGCATCTGGTATTAGTGGTGTGAAGGACGCTACTCCAGGGCAACGCTCAGCGCCTCGTGGGGGCAATAAAGTCCCTGAGTCATGGGCCGAATTGCAAGCTATGCCGAATGCCAGAGAGGTATTGGAGCGCCTGAAGAAGGAGAATCCCGCTGCGGTTCAAAAGATTTTGCGAACCATATCTGCGTAATTAGGAAGGATTTTACCTATGGCAACACAGTTTAAGGATGTCGATGGCGTGAGGTTTGCCAACGGTGTCGCCACCAAGGTTGACGTCTCGAATGTAACGACCCCTACGGCTGCAGAGCTTGTAGCGGCTTTTGGAAGCGCTGCTTCTCAAGCTGGTAAAGTTTTCATTCAAGATGACGGCGGTGCTGATACCACGGTTAAACTGATAGTTAGTAATGGAACTAGCTACTTTTTTGCCGCTCTCACGAAGGCGGTTTAATTTTAAGGTAAATGACGCCAAGTTTTATAGGTAACGATAGAATGAATTACATGCTTACCAACGCAAAACATCTCTGCAAGTTCTTTGCGGGTTTTTTGCTTGGTCTTGTAAAGCTTTCGTATCTGCAAAACGGAAGTGTCATTGAGTATAGCCATACCATGACGGCTACCTCTGGGTGTGTTTGGAAGATGTCGTTCCTTCGCAATCTTATCAGAGCAGTTGTCTTGGTGTGTGCCAAGAAACAAATGCTGCGGATTTACGCAAAGGCGATTATCGCACTTGTGGCAAACAAGAAATCCTTCGGGAATTTCTCCAGCATAAAAAGAATAAGAAAGTCGATGAGCATAAAGTTGTTTTCTGTTCTGAGTGCCACTGGTTCTAATGGTTCCATAGCCATAACAATTAGTGCGGCCAGTCCAGTTCCAGCAGCTTGAATAGTCGCCTTTCTTAAAATGTCTTTCGAATCTTTCTTGCAATGATTTGACTGGCATAAAGTAATTTTAACTAAATGGGCGTTATATAATATTACGCCTTGGGACATGTAAAGGAGATTTATATGGGTGCCGTGAGTAATATCACTGAATTTGGAAATAGCGTTAACGTCACCGACGTTCTCGCAGCTGGAATTTCCCCAGCGCTTGTAAAAGCAAACTGCATGATGGCTCTCATGCACACTGAAGGACTTCCTGCTGGAACTATGACAGCAAAGCTCACCAAGCGTGGGTCTTTGACTGCTGCAGCTCTTGCAGAGGCTACCGCTCTTGCACCAGATGCAAACGGCGAGCTCACTGATTCCTCAGTGTCTGCAACGATTGCTAAGTGCGCTGTAGTTTCTGGCGTATCCGTAGAGCAAGGCCAATTCGGAAGCATCACTGCTGACCGTATTGCTGCTGAGCACGGTGCTGCTATCGCTCGTTACGTTGATAACGATGCTCTTGGATTGTTCTCTGGTCTCTCGACCTCTGTAACTTCATCCAGCATCCTTACGATTGATGATGTGATGCTTGGCCAGTTCAACATCTTCAACTCTGAGTGCCCTAACAAGGAAGTTCCTCTTAAGGCGGTTCTTTCTCACCGTGGTCACTACAACATCAAGAAAGAGATCGTTCAGTCCGGTGCTTCTGTTTGGAGCAACGAGAGCTGGCTCGAGGTACTTGGCGGAACTCCACAAGCTAACTGCTACGTTGGTTCGCTCCTCGGCTCGATCGACTTCTACGCTACAAGCGGACACGCTACATCGTCTGGAGATACCGTTCAGGCTATCTTCCACCCAATGTGGGCATTCGCTGGCTTCTTCGCTCCAGCACCTGTTACATGGGTTAAGGAGAAGGGCTCGGAAGGTTTCTACACTGAGTATGCTACGTACTACTTCTACGACGTACTTGAGTGGAACGACCTCTGCGGTGTTAAGCTCTTGAGCGATACCTAATTTAAGGTAGGTTGAGGGGGCGGTGAAGGAGGTTGTTGACTCCTTCATCGCCCCCTTTTTTATTGCAATCGAGAGAAGCCATGAAGCAGGAAGTCTACAAGACTATTGTTCAGCCCAAAGAAGAGACGATTAAATACCTCACTGGATGGAAGCGTCCAAACTACGCATACATCCTCTTTGAAACCAAAGAGTGGCATGTCTCGCACGACGGCGAGCGGCGGCTCGGAACTGGCCTCATGACTCTTAACGCAGAGAGCCGACCAGAGATTTATCACCACGTGGACATGTACCTTCAGAAGGGGTTCCGAGTCCTTGACTACGGTAACTTCCCGAAGTTTAACGATAAAAACCCACAAAGGGCTGCGAAAGCATTGCACTACTCGCAGGGCGCTGGACTTAACCCATGGGATAACCTCGAGAAGTTTGTAAAACAAAAGATGGCCAGTGAGATAAACTGGGATGAGCGAGCTTCCAACTACGAAAATGAGATTAGTGTCCTTAAGAAGAAGTTAGAGGAAGAGCGCAAGAAGCTCGAAATCAAACAGTCAGTTCTTAAAAAGGAACAATAGGCTTATGGCTACATTTATCAAGAAAGAGCACCTCGGCTCTCGCCCACCGCCCCGCAAGGGCATCATGAGGACCGTAGAGTCTCTGCAGACGTTCCAGGCGCTTCAGCAGCACTATGCTCAGCAGAAGGCCCAGGCCGCATCTGAGCTCAAAGAGAAGTACGAGTCCAACTCCGAGGTTCAGCGCTGGCGCACTCAGATGACGCCAGAAGAGCGTACTCGCGACGCAATCGAGCGCATGGTTCCAACGACCAAAGAGGTCTTGAAGATGCGTAATGGCGGCAATGAGGTCTCTTACGAGGAAGGGCGTAAGAAAGCCGAAGAGATTGCCTACAAGTCAGAAAAGCAAAAGAAGGAAGACTAGCGTGGACGCAGACACCTACTGCATTAAGGTTTGCGGTGGGAAATGCTGCACACTCTATCCTCCAAACGAAGAGCCCGTAAGGTGCCCTAGGCTGTCGGCAGACTGCTCCTGCTCCGTGTATCAAAAGAGATATGGGGAGATGGGTAGTTTGCCGCTTGTCGTAGTGGGCCGCTGGGAGTCTAAAAAGAATACAGATGTCGATGGGGTGCCCGTCGTCTATAATTTCTACTGTGGCCGCATAGAGGAGATTATAGCCAGTGGCGCTATGCCATCTGAAATAATGGAGCAGTGCTGTTACGCACATCCAGAGCTATTAGAGGAAAAGGAATCATGCGATACAAAGTAGACCTGCAGAAAGAGAAGATGTCCGAGCGACAGGTGCGTGATAGTATTGAGAAAGCCGCTCAGACGGCTCGCAACATTGCACAGCAACGTGGCGAAGGGGACCGCAGCCATGACTCATTCCGCAAGGATATGGTCAAGAACGCCGAGCGGGATAAGAAGGAAGGTAAGATATAATGGGCTACCCATTTGGTCAGAACATCACATATTGGTTCTACCCGCTGCTCGACAACGACACGGCTGTAGTGCCGTCAGCCGTTCAGGCGCAGACGCCTTCAATCTATGTGTTCGATGAGTCTGTACCATCTCGTGGGAATGCGGCTTCCGGGTCTGGCAGCCTTCAGACTGTGAGCTCGTGGACCTGGAGCGCCCAGAAGAAAGCTTGGAGCTTTACGATTCAGGCCATCAATGACCCACATCCAGATAGCAACATTACAACCAGAGTCTATTGGATTGCCCTAAACTTTGTACTCCAGAGCGGTGGGCAGACGCAGACAGTTATTAAGCCGCTTCAGCTTGAGCGGGTACTTGGGCACGATAAGGTTGTAACAGTTACCGAAGAAGACCTCCGGGCTTACTTTCCACAAATTGACGCATACTCTTCTGATGTTCAGCGTAAGGCATTTATTGCCCAGGCGATTGTGGAGATAAAGGGCGAGCTGCGCTCCAAAGGGTATGAGTGGGCAAAAATTACCAATGCCGATCGACTCGACCTGTGCGTAATCTACAAGGCTCTTTCGATGGTAATGGTTGGCCAGATCCAGGAGCCTGGGGATAAGTTCTCCATCAAGTATCAGGAGTATAAGAACGGCTTTCAGAGCTCTCTGGATAGCTTGAAGTTTGAGTACCAAGAGATGGAAGGCGGCACGATAGAGAACGCTAGAATCACATCAACTATCCTTATTGCGAGGTAGCTTGTGACTTCATCAGCGGCGGTAAGGGATGCATGGCAAGAGAAGGTTTGGGCCGATAAGCTTGTCGGCGCAATGACGTCAAAAGTCTTCATGTATGACGTTAGCGTAGACAGCGCATTCAACATGGCCGAGCTCTATTATGGAGCTCCTGGCAAGTATCCGACGATTAACTTCTTTTTGTGCCTCGTGCGTCGTCAGCATGAGCCACTTATCATGGGAAATACTAGGTACACTTTCCAAGTCACAGTGCAGTATTATCTTCAACAGGAGGAGAGTTCCTCCAACACTTATAACACGCTGGTAGATCGGCTTGAGACAGTGGATAACCTGGTTAGAAGTAATCTAGGCGGGTCGTGGGATGGCACGGTAGACTTTTACAATGGTGGCACCCCACAAGATATTTCAGTAGTTACCATCGACAATAAAGCCTGCTGGAGAGGTGGCTTTGTCTATACTGGTACTAAAACTGTTTAGTGAATGGAGATTTAAGATTTTATGGCAAGTATCACAGGCGCACAAACTAAAGCTGGCGTGAAAGTTGCGACCACTTGGGGAACGGCAGTAGCCTGCGGAGCTGGAAATAGCTTTGCTGGTGAAATCTCGCCGAGCTTCAACGTGTCGGAAATTACTTCACGTCAAATCGGCTCGGGAGCATACATGCTTTCGACTGCAACTCGTGGCTCGGTTATCCCGACTGTTTCGCTTACTGCGGACCTTGGCTATCGCAATAACTGCGATGTGCTCTTGGCTCAGTTCATGGGAACATCTGCGGCCCCTACAGAGGTAACGACAGGTCAATCAGACTACAAGCACGTTATTACATTCAATAGCACACTCAACACTAAGTACGTTACGCTTGCGTTTGAGTCGTCATCTGCAACGGTTATGGAGTTTCCAACCTGCGCTGTCCAGTCTATCGGTATCGCTACAACTGGCGTACCTGGATACCTGGACTTCACAGCAGAGCTCTTGGCTAACGATGTAAACCTCTCGTCGTCAACAAACACCAATGCAACTCTTGCAAACTGCACTTTCACAGAGGGCGTTCCAGAGCTTGTAGCTGTTGACCTTGTAGACAAGTTCCAAACGAACGCACAGAGCGGATCGGCTGTTGGTTCCGGTGACCAATACAACATCACTGGCTTCAACTTCTCAATGTCACGTCCTCAAGAGATTATTCCAGAGATCAAGGGCAGCGCTGGTAACTCAGCTCCTTTGGCTACGGATCTTCTTGAAGGCTCGCTCAGCATTGACGTTAAAGAGCTCGCTGACCATGCTTACTACACAATCTGGAGCGCTGAGACAGCTCGCAAGGCTCTCATCCAGATCGAGGGGTCGCAGATTGGCACTGGCTCTAACAAGTCGTTCTCGATTTACATCCCTCGAATGCTGTTGGTTACTGAGCCGCAATACGCTCTCACTGACCAGGGTACGAACACCCTTTCGATGGAGTTCCGCCTCCTTAAGGCTGCGGCTACTCCAACGGGAATGAGCGGAAGCACATATCCGTACTTCGAGATTGTAAACGGGCTTGCAACCTCCCTGCTTGCCTAGTTGACTTGGCAGTACTCCCCTTGGGCGGCATAGTTCTCTTGAGCTATGCCGCTTTTTCTATATATTCGGCTCATACCCACCCCCATCAAATAAGGGCTTAAGCTATGATTATTGATAATGACCTTACGGTAAAAGTTGGCGACGGAGTCGCTGTGTTTGACGAGCCCACTCTCCGTGACTGGGCTATCATGATCGAGATGTCTGGAAAGACTCTCGATGAGCAGGCGGATATCCTTCTTCCAAAGCTTAAAGAGCTCCGTGGCTTTGAGTATAAGGATGGCACGATCGTTACCGTAGAAGACCTGAAGAACAAGAAGTTCTCGGCAAAGTTCTTCTTCCAGCTCATTCAAGCTTGGTCAAAGGCCATCGTTGAAGGCCTTAAAGGCGAGGCGGAAGCAAAAAACGACGTAACGGTGAACTAATTAGGCTACTGAGATACAAGCTCTTTGAGCCTGGTCTCAACTGTCCTAATTGTCACGTACTCTACGCCAAAAATAATAAGAAGCCCGCTTGTCTCAAGAACCTATGTCCCATTGTAGACATAGCGGGCAACAAGCGGCTCAACCGTCTTGCTGACGCATTTCTGCAGATAGAGATTCTGGATATGTCGAGCGGCTATGGCTCATTTCAGGAAAAACTCCTGAAAGAGAGCGGACTTGCCGACGAAACTGCAGAAACCATCTTGGAGATGAGGTCCATTCTATCGGAATATAGGGAGTGGACAGCTAAGAAGAACAGCAAGACGAAGATCAAGTAATGGCAGGCTTTGGCGACTCTAACGATATTAAGATTAGTGTAACGGTAGACGCTGGGCCAGCAATTAACGCTGCTCTCGATATCGGAGAGGCATTTGCCAGCATCGCCAAGAATATCGGCGTAGACTTTAAGACAATCGCAAAGGCTACTAGCAACCTTGCTGATATACGTGTGGCTGAGATTAAGAAGGCCGCAGCGGAGGAAGTAGCTACCATTCGCTCTACTAGCGCAGAAAGAATTGAGGGCATTAAGAAAGATGTCGCTGAGTTCAAAGAGGGCGAAGTCACTAAAAGAGAGCAGTTAAAGGCTACTGCGGATAAGACAATCCAGGGGCTCAAGACAACTGCTAATGCATATAAGCAGTCTCAGATGACCAAGCGAGCAGAGCTTATCTCTGCTCACAACGAAGAGATGCAGAAGCTTCGTGCCTCTGCGGAAGCTTCAAAGCTATTTGAGGTTAGCAAGCGAGACGCCGCCAAGGCGAGCCTGTCGCAAACAATCGCTGGTCTTAAGGCAGAAACAAGCGCTGCCAAGCAAGCGTCTCTTGAGCGAATCGCTGGACTTAAGGCCGCTTCGGAAGCTCTCAAAGCAGAAACCTCCAAAGAGGTCAGGATATTCAAAGAGTCAGAGGCTACTAAGCGGGCGGAAGCAAAGAAGACCGTTGAGCAGCTTAGACTTGATGCTGCCAAGGTTAGGCAGGCTACAGTGGCAATGCAGACCGAGGGGGCTGGGAAAGGAGGACTTGGAGTAGACCTCCCGAGCTTGGCCTCCGGCGTCTTCTTATTCAAAGAAGCCATTGGGCTTGTAAACAATCTTAAGAATGCAGTCATATCACTTGCCGAAGAAGGCAATAGGGTTCAAGCACTTGCAACAGCATTTAGCACTCTTCAGCAATCAGTAGGAAGAGACCCAGCGGCTAGTATCGAAAGACTTCGAACAGCGACTCAAGGTCTTATTAGTGACACTGAGCTGTATCAAAAAGCCAACCAAGCTGTACTTCTTCAAGTCCCAACTCAACTATTTGAAGAATCTGCAGAGGCAGCTGTTAAGCTCGGAAGAGCCATGGGCATTGATGCAGCATTCGCCCTTGAGTCTCTTTCTATCGGTCTCGGTCGTCAATCACGTCTCTATCTCGACAACCTTGGTATAGTAGTTAGTGCAACTCAGGCGTACTCAAACTTCGCCAGAGAGAATAATAAGCTTGTCGATGATCTCACTGATGCTGAGAAGCGTCTCGCATTCTTTAATGAGACGAGCAAGAAGCTCAAAGAAGGATTGGAGACGCTCCCACCAATTAGCAGAGATGTTGGAGTCGCTTTTACTGAAGCTAAGACAACTGCGGCCAACTTAGTTGATCAATTCCTCCTTGGATTTAATAACTCCGTAGAGCTCGAGCGTGGGCTTACGAATCTTAATGAAACTGCAAAGCCACTTGCCGGAGTATTTAGAGGCGCAGGTGATGCGCTCGGCAGCTTCATCGGAAAAATAATCAACGCTGATTATATCCCGGTAATTGATGAGCTAGCTCTTCGCTTTAGAATACTTGGAACCGCAGCTGCAAACGCAGTAAATGACATATTCAATTTATCCAATGCGGCAAAGGTAGAAAGGCTCGAAGAGCTCAGTACTGCAATTGCAAAAGCTAAAGCATCTTTACGTGTTACTAAATCCCCAGAGGCACGTGCTGGCATTCTCTATTCTATAGAGCAGTATGAGGCAGAAAAGAAACAAATTCAGGGATTGTTGGACGAAGCTCAGAAACGTCAGCAACAACAGCAGAGTATTACAATTCAGGCTAAAGTTGATACTACTGCAGTATCTGACTCTATCACTGACACAAGCACAGCCTTAGCGCAGTTTAAGGCAAAGACAGAAGAGTCTCTTGGTCTGATTAGAATCCCTGGTCTTAACACAGAAGCAATAGACCAGATTATCCCTAAAGTTGATGGACTTTTTTCAAAAATAGAATCTGGGACAGCTGGCACTGCACAGCAAGCTGCGGAGCAAGTAAGCCAACTTGCTTCTTCAATTATTAACACAGTTGGTAATGCGAATATCCAGATTGCAAAGAAGGCTTTGGATGCCGAGAAAGAAGCTTTAGCTCAATTAACCTCAAAAACTGGTGAGCTAACTGCAAAAGAGCAAGCAAGCGTCGAAGCAAGTAAAGTAAAGATCGCAAATTTAGAAGCAGAAGTTAAACTTAGAGAAGAGTCCGCTGGATTAGATGAAAAACAAAGGCAGCAAGTCTTTAAGTTCTTAGATGAAAGACGTTCTAGAGTTAAGAAGCAAGTTGCTGATGAAAGAAAAGATGCAGAAAGGGGAGCTAAAGATGCTGCTAATGCATTAAAGCAGCAGCAGCAACAGCTCAAAGAGCTCACCAAGTCTCTTGGTCGCTCTCTCGGGCAGGCTATACCAAGAGATGTTCAGCAAAAACTTCTCGATGTATTTAATGCGCCACAGCAAAGCGCTGAAGAGCTCCGTGCAAGGATCGAAGCTATAGGTGAAGAGTTCCTTAAGGCAGGCGGAGACTATCAGGCGTTTGCTAAGGAAGTTAAGGGACTCAATGACCTTAAACAGCAGTTTCCAAACGAAAAGCTTCTTACGAGCTCGGAAGAAACCAAGGAAATTAAAGCATACAACGCTCAATTGGCCGAAGCTCGGCAAGGCGTATTAAACCTACGAGATGCTCTTAAAGGCATAGATAAGGACGCAGAAGGGAGACAGCAGGGCGGAGGGTTTTTTGGATTTGATACAAGCGGATCTTTTTCTGAAGATACGCAAAAGCAATTACAAGAGATAACCGGGTCAGAGACATTTGCCGGATTTGAGGCTGCAGTTGCTAAGGCTCTTATAGATGGCCTTAAGCTCGCCATCGATCTTGCGTTCTCTGATTTTACAAGAAATGACGCACCGCAGATTGGCACTCAAATAGGCACAATCCTTGGCGGGGAGGTTGGCGGAATAGTTGGAAGGCTTGTTGGCGAATACATCATGAGGAATACTCAGGATCTCGCCAGCACCAAAGAGCGTAAGCAAATAGACAAATACTTTGGAGAGCTTTTTGATGGCGGACGACTCGGCGTTATCATACAAGGTCAGGTTCGTACCGCCGTTTCAAACGGCATAGTTACAATTGGCGAAACACTCCAAGAGGCTAAGCCACAACTTCAGCGCATCTCCGATATTGTATTCGAAGGTTTCACGCCGTTTGCCGGACAAGTTCAATTTGGTGGCGAAGGGTTCTTTAACTACTTCAACACGCTCGCATCGAGTGTGCAGAATTCATTCAACGGTGTTGGTCTTGCGATTGGAAAGCTTCAAGGTGTATCCACCGAGACTGCACGATTGATTGGCGTAGCGCTCGCAAACAACATTGGCGGAAGCTTGCAGAACCTTCAGGTGCTTATACAAGCGACTGGAGAGTCGTTTGAAGACCTTTCAAAGGCTATCACCGAAGCATTCTTAAATGCAGAGCTGACAATCGACGAGGCTTATAACTCTCTCATTCAGCTTCAGAACCTTTCCGAGAAAGGTATACCTGGCGCATTTGGCGCATGGAAGGAGGCGCTCGATAACTTCTCAACGGCTATAAGAGAAGAGCAGCCGGGTAGATATGCGCTTGATGCATTCCGAGACATAGCAAGTGAAGGTATCGAAGCTGGCAAGACATTCGAAGAGATTGGCGGGCAGATTGCTGGCTCTCTTGGACTTACTGAGGAACAGGTAGGCCTATTCTTCGCCGCAATGCGCTCGGTGGGAATTACAAACCTCAGCCAACTTGAGAATGCGAGCGTTGAGGCATTTATTTCTATCCTTGCAAAAGCTAAGGCTATTAAGGATGGAATAGCTACAACGGCGCAAGAAGTAACTGCAATTCCAAATGTTCCAACTCCACAAGTGCGAAGTGGCGGCGGTGGAAAGCGAGAGAAGAGTGCTGGAGAACTTGCCAAGGAGCTATTAGAAAAGCAGAGAGAGGAGGCTAGAAAGCTTCTTCAAGACTCTCAGGCATATCTTACGATTATAGATCAAATTAACAAGGGCCAGATTGGGAATGTTGAGGCTGGCAAAGAGATTGTACGGCTTCAAAAAGATCTCCTTAATACAATCATCGCTCGAGATAAGATTGAGAAAGCTCTTAATGCAGAGCTCGACAAGGGGGCTAAGGGAAGCAAGAAGCGAATTGCAGAGCTTGCAGCAGAGCTTTCTAAGCTTGAAGAAAAGCTTGAGAAAGCTAGAAAGAAAGCTGGCGAAGTTACGAGAGAGTACAAGACTCTCGATATCGATGCCATTATCCCGCTCATCAGAAGCCAAAACTCTCTTGGCGTAGTGGCTCGGCAGATTGGCGTAGACCTTAAGAAGAACATCGATGTGCTTGTTAAGGGCTTCATGCAGGGGCGCTTAAGTATCTCTGAAGCCAATAAGGAGATCGCAAAGACAAAAGAGCTTCTCGGCCCAGGTATTCCAAATTCGGTCGGAGCTGTCACCGATGCGTTCCAAAACCTTATCGATGCTGGCACAACTGGTGGTTCATTTAGCACAGATGCGTTTGTAGATATCTTTGCTGAGTTCCGTGAGAAGTTTAACCGTGAAGGATCTGCGCTTCGAGAGGCGCAAAGAAAGCAACTCAACGAGAACCTTGCAGCAGCTCAAGAAGCTGTAAGAACGGCAGTAGGGCCAGAAGCATCTCAAGCCGCCCTTAAGGCTCTTGATGTGGCCAAGAAGGCTCTTGATGACTTTAGAAACGAGCCCCTAGTTCCAGACCTTTCTGACCTTAAAGAGCAGCTGAAGAGCTCATTCAGCCCTGAGCAGGTGGATATATTCTTCCGTGCATTGGATGAAAGCGGGCTTAAAACATTTGAAGAGTTTGAGAATGCCAGCACGGAAACTGTCCTTTCAATCCTTGGAAGGATTGAGGAGCTTGGATTTAAGTTCAACGAGACTTCAGAAGAAATACAGGGGGTCAATCAAGGGCTTGTCGATGCAGAGACCGCTGCTAATGGCGGCCTAGATCCGCTGGCACAAGCTATCGACCTTGTGCGGCAATTCAATGAGGGGGCGGAGACCCTTCCTCCAGCTTTTAACTCTACGACCGAAGCGATAGACAAGCTTAATGGCCCACTGGAAAAACTCGCTAATAGCTTTGGGAATATAGTCGAAAAGCTTGGAAAGCTTAGCGGCAATACCTTTGAGAACGATATTGTTTTCAACATTAGAACTACTGGCGATCAGGGTGGCCAAGCTCTGGTGGAGCTGATATTTGGAGATGGTACTGACGTTTCTGCGCCAACTGGTAGCGGCGGCGGAGGGACCACTGGAGGAGGTGGCTCTACTGGCGGCGGAAAGCCAACTAGCGGGGGCAGGGCAACTGGCAATGGCAAGAAGAGTGATTGGACTAGAGAGAGTCCAGGCTTCTGGAGAAATAAGAAGACCAAACGTGTTATTAGGTCCGCCAAAAACCCAGGGGCGTAGCGAGGTAGGATGACATCGAGCTTTCTTATCCTAAAACCAGATGTCCCGGACGCTGCTCTGGTCATCTCCTCTTCTACCCCCTTTCAAGAGGACTTCCCGGTATCTGCAAGCTTCTACGGGCGAGGCTATACCCATGCCCGCATAGAGAGCGCTGTGAGCTCTTTGGAGATTACATTCGACCTTGGGACAGGTAACTCAAGGGCTGTGGATCATCTTGTCATAGGCGGCATTAAATCGCTCGTAGCGGCCTCTACGACAGGTGTCGTTCTTAGCGGCTCTAATAATGGAAGCGCATGGGTCACGCAGCTTGGGACTTCTTCTAACTTTTTGACCAGAACCGCCAACGGGCCGTACCAAGACGATGTTATATTTACGCCCACATATAACGATGAGATTGCTGGTACTATTTCCCCGTATAGGTATTTTAAGCTTGCGATATCAAAGGCCTCTGGGACCGCTCAGTTTGCCTTTAGAAAGCTATACTTCGGTGAGTCATTCGACATGGGCAAAGAGCCTGACAGTTACAATATTGAGGTCTTCAGCGAAGGGGACGCAGACACGTGGAGATACCCACGAGGGCATACTATTTTATCAAAGGCCTACTATCCAAAGCACAAGGTTACTGTTGAGTGGGATGGCGTTAGCGACGCAAAGGCGAATGAGTTTATCGAGAGAGTGCTTAACGACCCGTACCGCAGCACTGTGTATCTGTACGCTGGAAACTATCAAGACCCGCTTTATGACAATAAGCTTATGCACTGCAGGGTAGTCTCGAGCGAATGCACGGTCTCAAAAGACAATGAAGTAGAAAGCTGGAATAACATCCGGGCAGTCTTTGAGGAGGTATAGCAGATGGCAACTAACCTTCTTATAAGCTACGCAGAGATCCCAAACGCAGCTACGTCGAGCTCCATTAACAATCCTTCTGCCTCGATCTATCCGTATCAGAATCTGTTTGGCGGCAATAAGACAGACTTGCACTATCTCAATACTGCTACCAGCGGAGATACTCGCATCACGCTAGAGCTTCCGAGCGGCACAACAAAGTCGTGCAACTTTATTTACATTGGCCGAGCGAACCTTCTGCAGCAGGCAAACGTGGATTCAGTAACACTGAAGGCGAATACGACAAACGACTATGCTACTGCTACAACGATAAGAACAATCTCATCATTTGGCTCGCAAACGCTCTATGGTCCAAACGACGACGACTACATAGAGCACTTCGCTCAGAGCGCAGCGTATCGCTACTGGTTCATTAACTATAACGCCACCAGCGCATCAAAGATTCCTCACGCAAAGTTCTTCTTCGGAAATTCGTTTGACCCAGGGCTTGACCCCAATGCCCCAGCGACAATCACTCGCATAAAGCAAGGCGGAGCGCAGCGCAGGCCGACGTACAGCTTTGAGTTCTCATGGAATGGACTCTCTTATGCAAAAGCTGTTCAGATGTACCTTAAGTTCTATAGAACTAGACGGTATACGCCGCTTATTATCTCCACAAACTCATGGCATGACATACTCATGGGCAATAGAGTTATTTACTGCAGGTTAACGGAAATGAGCCTTCCGCCACGAGTCACTGACTACTGCGATGTCACAGCTACATTCGAGGAGATGCCATGACCTCTCCGAGTTTTAACTACTTCTACCGAGTCGAAATACAGGTGGCTCAGTATACCCTTGGGGGTATCAAGGACGATCGACTTAACGTTCGTGAGCTTATCACTCGCACGTATAACTTTGTGAACAAGTCGCTTAGAGATGCAACTACTCCGAGCGATAGAGAAACATACATTCCAATTCTTGAAAGCATCGGCGAAGTAACGCTTTCTGCGGGAGAGGTTCTTCCATCCTTCTCCTTATCTTCTATAGCTCTTGATGACTCTCGTGGCTCATTTGGACCAGATAGGCGGTTCTCTGATCTTCTTGAGCGCTTTACGCTTATTGGCCAGCCGCTCACAATATATCTTGGTGAGTCGCCTAATGAGATAGATGCCCCAAGCAGCTGGACAAAGCTTGGCGCAGGCCGCATCACATCATGGTCAAAGGCCCTCTCTGGCGACAAGCCAACGATGACCATTCAGATTGAGCCATTCAAGATTTCTGAAAGAGTGATGAACATCGAAGTTTCAAGAGACATCGAGGGCATGGAGAACGCTCCGCAAGCATCGCTCGGAAAGGCACTCCCAATAGTATTCAACAAGGTTAACTCGGGGCTATCATCTCCACTCGATAGATACCCGCAGGTACTACCTACTCGTATATCATTCGATGGCTCAGAAAGCGCAAAATACGCTCTGACTACTCAGCTGTATGAAGTTACTAAGGCTCGCATCCAGCCTGTCTACTATGCAAAGAAAGCATGGGAAGACGGGAGCGATATATGGGCTCCGATATCACTTACTCGAACAGCGCCAAACTACACAACTCCACTGGTTGGTACTTACTATTCAATAAATACAGTCTCTGAAAAGGCCCATAGGATACCGCAGCTAACAACCATAGATGGGGAGAAGGGGTTTGTGGTAACTGGCGTCGAGCTTAGAGTTAAAGGCAATAGCACGAGTCCTACTAGAGTAAGCACAGCATCAATGACGGTATCCTTACTTCTTGTAGATAGAGATACCTACGATGTTGTAAAAACACTTGGGACGGGGACGGTGCAGCTTAATAACTACGATGCCCTTAACAATGCTGGCGGCACCTTCTCGGTTAACGTGTCGTTTGATACGCCATCAGTTATAGAGCTTACAAGCGATCGCTCTTACGACTTTTATATCTCGTGGAAGGGAGCAAACATTGCGACTGATGATCTTGTACTTCAAAAGTATAATGAAACAGTCCCAATGCTCTATAGAAGCCAAGCGAACACGCAGGATAACTGGGGCAGAGGCACATCCGAGCAGATGGTAGCGCATAGGCTACGTATTGCGACAGGAACCTCCAACTCGCACGAAGATACGTATACCCGAGATGGCTATACGTACTCCTCAATGACACTGACGCAACCCACACCAGACGCCGGGCAGTATAACTGCGACTTAGACTCTCTTGAGATCGTAAGCTTGGTTGAGGGCTTTTGTGGATATGTATTCAACGGAGGAACTACCGCAGGAACTTCAAGTGCATATACTGCTACGCTTTCTCCAGCATGGTCATCGTATATCGAAGGTCGCTTTATATCCGTCACTCCTCATGTAAGTAGCGCAGCAGGCGCAACGCTTAACGTAAACGGGCTCGGCGCTGTTCCAATCACAGTAAATGGCTCTCCTGTCGGGGCTCTGGCGTTATTCAATGGCATTGAATATACGCTCGTCTATAACGGCACGTCTTTCGAAGTAACAGATAGCAGCACTCGGTTTTATGATCCACCAACAGTCTTGAAGCTACTCTCATACGAATGGGACGGAGAGCAGTGGAGTGATGTTAATGCGGTAGATACAACTACGCTTAAGGCCTCTCATTACGACGAGCTGTTTGCGAGCGCCTCTGGCAATCATCGGGCACGATATCTTACAGGGATTATCGAAGCGAAGAGCACATACAGCCAGGTTATCTCTGAGATTGCACGTGGCACTGCGTCAAAGATTGGCGTATTTAGTAATGGAAAGCTTTTTGTTCACCCATGGGGTGTTAACTCAGATCTTTCGTACGTAATTCCGCAGGCCGATATCATTCCGCTCTCGTGGGAGAACAGGCCGGAAGACTCTGTAGTTAATAGAAGCCAAATAACCTTTGAGAAGTACTACGCAACTAACATCTCTCAGGATGCAGCGAAGGAAGGTTATAAGTACTCAATCGACTTCTCGAACGAGTCATATCTTGCCGTACAGCAAATAACTGAGCAGAGCCGCTCGCTCTTTGGCGCAAAGAATATCGTTGAGAACACGTTTAACGTATTTGGGTTCTCGGACACTAATCCGGTTGTTGGGCTTCCAGGGTATTTGACTGGCGGTAGCACTGCAAGCCAGCCTTCCTCCGGCGGAGTGGTGATCTACTCAGTCGATTTCCTGGCCGACTACTACATCTCTCGGTTTGCGCTGCCGTTTATCTACTGCAGCTTTGTGGTGCCGTATCATCGCTATAAGGACATCAAGATGTTTGACGTGATATCATTTCATCATTCCGAGTTTCCAGCATACTTTGGAACAGATCCAGCGGCACGTGCTGGAGTCGTTAATGATGGAACGAGCGTTACGACCGTTCCGAGCGCAAATTATGGCGAGGAGCTCGTAAGGGCGCAAAGCTATCGAGGGTTAGTTGAGGCAGTTAGTTATGTAATGGCCATGGAACACGCTCCGGCGATTCGCTTGACGGTTCAGGTGCTAGTTAATACGGAGTACGATCCAACATGACATATAGTGATAATTATAACATTCGCACGACTTCGGTTAAGTTTAACGACATTGCCGATGCTCTCGACGGGCTTATTACACGACAGTCGACAACGACAAGCGGGCTTTCTAGCGCATACATAGCTAACCCCAATCCAGCTTGGTCGGAGTATACTGCGTCATCTATTCTTATTATCACTCCCCATACGGCAAACTCTGCCGGTGCTACTATTAACGTTAGTGGACTCGGCGCTATTGATCTCAAGATAGGTGGAGTAGCGATTAGCGCTGGAGTGATTCAAACTGGAGTGCCCACAATTCTTGCGTACAACGGAACGCATTTCGAGGTTCTGCTTCAGAATGTAAGCATACCCGTGGGGCAGATGACAGCATACGCCGGGACAACAGCTCCTACTGGATGGCTCCTCTGCGATGCGAGTGATTTGAATACATACACATATAGAGTGCTTCACTCTGTGATAAGTAATATATATGGAGGAACCGCCTATAACCCTGGTGTTACTGATCAGCCAGCGGCAGTTACTACATTCAAAGTTCCTGACTTGCGAAGAAGAATACCGACAGGAACAGGTTCTTCAGATACTCTTGGATTTACTGAAGGCGGAAATAACAGTGGCACTGCTTATGCTTCACGAAGTATGTCACATAGCCATACCATTTCGCATACGCATACACTTCCTGGGCATACGCATACAATCCCAGCGCACGTTCACGGACTTAATAGCCATACGCATACTGTCGCGCATAGTCACGGTCTGAGTAATATTGGATATGCCAGACTGGAGATTCAGGACACGCAAATCCTATATTCAAGGACAACGGGAAATCCAAGTTGGACTGCAAGTCATGATAAGCCAATATCAGGAACTGTTACGTCTAGCACAACTACAAGTACTCATGGATTAAGCCTGTCTGGTAGTACCAACTCAGAGACGCCAACAAGCTCTGGGCCAAGTGTCTCAACAACTGGCGGGGCAAGTGCAGATACTACGAACTTCAGTACTACTGGAACTCAATCTGCGGTTTCTATTACTGAGCAAACTGGGACAACGTCAGGAACAACTACTCAGCCATATATATTTATAAACTACATCATTAAGCACTAAGGGTTTTATATGAGCGAAGACACAACAGTTATACCAGCACCACAGGGTTCCATGGAGACTGAGATAGCGCCAACCTTTGGGCCTACGCTTGTTGGCTCTGATGTACTGGATGGTCTTATGGATGAGCAGTTAAGCGCACCAATGGAGTACTTTAATACATCTGGCCAACCGCTTTCATACGTCGAACTAGTTCTTAATCCAATTATGCCTGTTGAAGGTGGTGCAATACAGCTTGTCTCTGGAGATTCAGCCTATCAGTTTACAATCGAAGGGGCAGGTAATGTGGCAAGAAGAATTCTATTTGTTGATATCCCGTCTGACTTCCTAAGTAGCTTCAGCGTAAAAAACTGCTCGGGGGACTCGTTTGCGGCAAAGGGAAATACGGTGATTGTTGGCCCTCAGTATTAGGGGTACCCGACAAGACGAGCATTACAGTAGAATGAGGACATTATGGCAGCAGGGATCTACGACATCACAATAGAGCAGGGAGCTACTTTCCAGATGAGCCTCACGTGGAAAGATAGCACTGGAAGCCCCGTGAATATCACTGGGTATTCTGCCCGCATGCAGGTTCGGACAAACTACGAGGCCGAAGACACCCTCGTGTCTCTTACGTCGGCAGGTGGGGACATCGTGCTCGGTGGAGCTCTTGGAACCATCGCAATTACCATTGCAGCATCAGCCACTCAGCTTCTCCAGATCGATGAGGCCGTATATGACCTTGAGCTTGTAAACGGCTTGACGGTTACTCGGCTCATTCAGGGCAAGGCGACAATATCGAGAGAGGTAACTCGATGACCGATATCGTTGTTGTAGCCACCGAAGACCAAAGGTTCGTGGTCGTTGAAGAGGCCAACAACACTATTACGGTCTCCTCGCCTCCAGTGACTGTGGTGGAGGTTAAGTCTCCGGGGCCGCAGGGCGCTGTCGGGCCAGGTGTGGCTCCTGGCGGGGTGGCTAACGATATTCTGCGGAAGGTGAGCGGGTCGGACTACGACACTGCCTGGACCGATGCGCCCACGCTCGATGGAGTGCAGTTCGACGTAGGGGCCGTAGAGCCTTCAGCGGTCGGCAAGGTTAGTTGGTTTGCCGATGACGGTACGATTCAGGTAGGGCTTGCGGGCGGGAATATTAACCTGTCCGTTGGCCAAGAGCAGCTTGTTCGCATTAAGAATACGACGGGCTCGGCGTTGTCAAAGGGTCAGGTAGTAGCCATATCTGGCGCTCAGGGTCAGAGGCTTACGGTGACTCTTGCCACCTCGACTACGGAGGCCGGGAGCTCTAAGACCTTTGGATTCGTAGCGGAGCCAATCGCCGACCAGGCCGAAGGGTTTGTCGCTACCCAGGGTCTTTTAAGAGGCATGAACACTGGGATTTATCAGGAAGGCGCAGCCATCTGGCTCGGCTCAATCCCTGGCACTTTCACGACCACCAAGCCCGTGCAGCCAAACCACCTGGTCTTTCTTGGCTGGATAGCGAGACAGGGCTCAGGAAGCTCGGGGAGCATCTTCGTTCATGTAATAAACGGCTTCGAGGTCGATGAGTTGCACGATGTGCTCATAACGTCGAAAAAGGACGGAGAGGTTCTTACCTACGACGGACTCTCTGGCCTCTGGAAAAACAAGGCACCGGACAAGAGTCCGACGTTTACCTACAGCGGCGGGAACCTTACTCGCATCGACTACTCAAACGGAAACTACAAGACGTTTACCTACTCAGGGAGTACGTTGACTCAGCTCGTATACGTTCTTGCGGGAAGGACAATCACTAAGGTGTTCAGCTATAATCTCGATGGCACACTAGCCTCAATCACGCAGACGGAGACTTACAACTAATGGCTAACCAAACCATAACTACCACAGTAAATTACGACGACGCCTCAATCTCTGGCCTATTAAACGGCGAGACCATCACCATCACTGGCGGCAATCTCACGATTAACTCAGACGTTCGCTGGAATCAGCAAGCCGCTGTTTTTGGTAACATTACGTTTACCGTGACGACACGAGGCTCGCTATTGATTGATGGTCGTGATGTTTGGGAGATTCCGTTTGATGCAAGTACGGGCAATGTTCCAACTCAAAATGCCCTGGGGAGTAACGGAGTAACTGGTGGAACAAGTGGAGCAACTGGCGAGCTTTTGCGTGTATGGGCAGCAGGTTCATTAACTCCTGCAAATGCTGGTGGTGCCATGCCAGCGACGGGATATATCAAGCTCCGAACAAAAGCAGGTACGTTTCAGGACAACGAAATCATCACTCTTCCTGGGGGTGCAACTGTTACAGTCAACAGTGCGACAGGTGGCAAGCGTAGTTGGATTCATGCAGTAGGTGCAGAAACAACAACATTAACGGTTGGCGAGCTTGCAACGTGCGAGTTTCTTGGTGATTGGTACTATATTGGCGAGACAAACGGAACAGACGATCAGACGTTCCAATATCCCGTAGCTGATTTGTGTCCTGCCTTTCAAATGGAGACTTCGGCAGGTAGTGGCGTGTATGAGTGGTGGCTTTACGCTAGCGACAGATGGGGAACTGCTACGCAATTTGTTAGTACAGATGTACGAGGCAAGTACTACGGTCAGGATCTAGCTACTGGCGTTATTACGATTGCACGACGAGCTACGAACGCTTGCGGTTACAAACCTCCGAGCGGCTGCAAAGTAAGAATCCCCAACATCATTGTTTCAAATTCTACATCAGCAAACTGGAACGCTAATAACCTTAACGCAACGATTGCATCACGCTATGAAACGTCCATCACTAATAACGGGACGATAACGGCTAAATACGTTGGCGGTCCGTGGTACTGGAACATGATTAGCGGCAATAGGGCAATTTTTGAAAACGTAACTACAAGCCGCATTATCAACCTGATTGATACGTCAGGTTATTCAACATTCGATGGGTTGGCTATTTGTCCTGATGGTGTTTCAGCGTCACCCTTTACGGGAACTCGTAATCCCAGTGGCTATAGTATTACTAACGCACGAACTGGTAATTCGATTGGTTCAACGTCAGGCGCATCATTTGCAATAAACGAAAGCAACAATGTGACACTAACAAACTGCTATGGAGAGTCGTTTGGTAGTGCTGGACTTGCAGATACAGTTGCTATGGCTGGTATCTCTCTAAGCAACTCCGTAGGAGTAACAGTTACAAACTGCGTATGTATTGGCACTAATTTTCGTGTGTCTGTTTGTAGCGATGTGACAATAACAGGCAGCCAATATGCCTCAACAATCAACGGCACAACTACCACCACAAGCACCAACGGAATAAACGTCACAAATAGTTCTGATAATATCAGAGTAACAGGATTCTCGAACTTTGCTGGATTGGCAAACGTACATCCGAGAGGCAATGTAGTTTTAGTAAATCAAGCAACTAGAAATTGCATTGTAGAGGATATTGGGACCTATTCATCTCCGTACGATTGCGGAACGGTGAACGGAACATTGACGTTTCTCAACTTTTCTACTGCATTTGATTGCATTGCTCGCCGTTGTTATTCGATTAACAACACGTCAGCAAGTACCAGTATAGCTGCTGGTTCATCATCTAATAAGACGTATTTCAAAAACTGCGGCGGTAGTTACACAAAACCATCAGGAAACCAGTGGGGTATTCAAGGCAACGCAAGAGGAATACAGCACTCCGCATTTCCAGCGGTGGGAACAGGAGTCGGTAACTACCCTGGGTTACATTTCATTGACGGTTTTACATCTGCAACAGTCGGAGCAATCAATATCTGCGGCTCTGCACCAACAACAGACACAGCATCGCAGTGTGTGTATTCGTTCAGCGGAAACTCAGGATTCAACGGCGGCGGTGGATTTACGCTTGCAACTGTGAACGACTCGATTGAGTGGACGATGCCATATCGTGCTCTTGGCCACACTGGGTTAACCGCAGTAACAGGATTAAATGCTAACGTTACATCTACTTTCCAATGGGACATCGGAAGCGGCTGGAACGGAACATGGACTGCGCTTACTGATGCAAATCTGGTAGCGGTAGGAGCTATCGACCCTGCGGTTGGCGTGGCACTCAAGGTGCGGCTGGTATGTGCTGTCGCAGGAACTAACTCGTTTGCTAACATTCGTATTGCAACAACGTCTAGCGCGGCAGGACAACAGATTCTTTATCCATACGATAACGACGCAAGTGGTTTAATTGAAAACCTTGTTGCTGGTTCTAGGATTCAAGTTTACAACCAAGACACGAACACAGAGTTGTACAACGGAATCGTAGTCGGCACATCATATATCTATGAATACCTGAATGGCACCGACATATCCGCTGGAGATACTATTCGTATACGGGTAGCTAAAACTGGATGCTTACCTCAAACGCTTATTGCTATCGCTACAGATACCGGATTTGCCGCAGCCGCTAACCAACTGCCGGATGATGTTTACACTAGCAATGCAATCGACGGCTCTACTGTTACAGAGTTTACGGCAGACTATCCGAATGTTCAGGTTGATATTTCAGACCCAGACCAAGCGACCACGGTGCAGCGCATATACGCTTGGCTGCGCTATATTGAAACTACTGATGATGGTATCGCTCAGTGGTTCAATGCAGTAACCGCAAGCGACGATGTGAACTATGAAATTGATGCAAGCGTTCTCAATCTAAAACTCGACAACACTCAACCGACACCTGTTATTATCGGCGGTGGTCGATTGTTTAAGAGCGATGGCTCAACTGTAATTGCTGCACTCTCATCGTCTATTCAGATGGACCCGCAGCGTATTTACTCAACAGGCGGCGGCGGTGGAGGCTCTCTCACTGCCGCAGACGTGTGGAACTACGGCACTCGCACTCTTACATCGGGAGCGGCTCCGAGCGCATCGACGATTGCATCGGCGGTTCGCACAGAGCTTACAACAGAGCTTGGCCGCATCGACGTAGCGACCTCGACTCGGCTTGCAACCTCTGGATATACAGCGCCTCCAAGCGCATCAGCTATACGGTCTGAGATTGACTCCAATAGCACGAAGCTCGATGTCGCAGTGAGCACTCGGCTTGCAACCTCCGGGTACACGGCACCTCCATCGGCAGCTACGACAGCATCGGCAGTACGCAGTGAACTGACTACCGAACTTGGGAGGATCGATGTCGCTACTTCCACAAGACTCGCAACCGCAGGATACACGGCTCCTCCGACCGCTTCTGCGAACGCTACGGCGGTTCGCTCTGAGCTGGCTACGGAGCTTGGCAGGATTGATGTGGCGGTCAGCACCCGAAACTCAGTTGCACCAGACAATGCGGGCATCGCTGCGATCAAGGCAAAGACTGACAATCTACCAGCGTCGCCAGCGGGAACGGGAGATATCCCGACAGCGTCGCAAGGAGCTACTCAGGTTCGCACGGAGCTCACAACAGAGCTCGGGCGCATCGACGTGGCCGTAAG